GGCAATCTATCGTGCTCGACTACAGCCATTTCCAACAGATCGGTGAAATCGAGCAAATCCTTGTTGCGCTTGTAATGACGATAGGACCGCTCCACAAACTCGAAGTGATACCACTCGATATCCAAGCCGCTTTGGTTGTAATGCTCTCGCAAATCGACTCCCCTGATTCGCGCTAAGTTGATCTCGTTCAAGATAGGGTTGTCTGCTTTGGCAATTGCCTCTTCTTCAAACGAGACGTTTAGTTCAATCCCTGCTTGCTCTGCAAATTCTTTGTAGTGTTCCGGTTGCATGATCATGTCTGCTTTAACCGACATACAACGAAACGCTAGGCTGTGCAATGTGCGAAAGAACGGGAAGTCTGTTTTCTCTTTGAGGTTGGGGAACTTGACAATAGCCCTGTCGCGTGCTTCGTTAGCCGCCTTCTTAGTAAAAGAGAAGTAGCCAATCTCAAGCGAAGACACCCCCGCTGTTAGCTCTTTCTCAACGACGTTGAGTAGGTACGTGGTCTTGCCTGATCCGGGAGGTCCGAAGACCTTGTGGATGTGGCTCATTCTTCCTCATCCCATAGATCATGTGGCCAGACAAGCACAGGGGTGTGGACACCCATGTAAGCGCCTTCGATGTTGAACTCAATATATTCACGCGCTTCATCCATCTCCATGCCGTCTTCACTCATCAAGTGGTCTCTAATCTTTTCAGCGTCGTAGACCAGCACACCAACTACAGATTGATCGCGCCAGATAAAAGCTGGGCCAATGATTGCGTGGTCGTATCCATCAATTTTTAACATCAGAAAGGGCTCCCCTCGTTGCGTTTGGTTTGTGTCTCAAATGGTGCATCTTGCTTGTTGAACTTAGGCACGCTCCAGCAACGGACCGTGCGGTTCTTCAAGAACATGCTGATAGGTTCTCCGCCCATATCGCGCAGGCGTTGGGCCATCTTTGGTGCTGACAGGCCTACAAAGTTGTTGCGCTTTAGGTGTGCTTCAAGGTCCTTCATGCGGAAATAAGTCTTCGCAGACTCATCATCCGTCCATGGTCGGCCCATGAGCATTTCGTCTCGCACCATAGCTTGCTGCATATGCGCGCAGAACTCTTCCAACAGGTCGGTGAATCGCCCTGTAAGACTGGTGTCTTCAGATGCTTCGGTGATTTGTTCTGTCTCAACCATCTCTTTGAGCAGAGCGTTGAGTAAGTTCTCCCAATCTTGCTTGCGCAGGGTTGGAGGCACTACGTTGATCTTCTCAAGGCAGGCCTTCTGGAATGCTGCTTGGTTGTATAGCGCTTCGGTTTCTATCTCTATGCGCTTGCCGTTGACGTCCAAGAACCACAGAGGGGGTTCACTGGCGTACTTGGACAAAGATGCTATTTGAGGTGCATCAGGGGAGTGCGCTCCGATACCGAACTTCCTAGTCCTGCATAGGCCCGAATTGCAGAAGCCATTGAGCGGGGAATCTTTACATTTGTAGTTGTAGTCCTTTTTGTTCGCTTGCTTGAGGACGATTTGGACTTCGTTGTTCGGGAGAGGGGGAGCCACGTATTTGAAGTTGTACTCCACCAGCTTGTCCTCCCAAGAGCCGGGTGCGGCCCTCTTAAGATAGACAGCAATGTTGAATAGTCCGTTATTGCGCGTCCCTTCTGGGAAGCCTTGGGCGCATAAAGCCTGTAGGCAAGGAGGGCCGTCTTTAATGGGACTCTCTGCTTGCTTCGGAGGTTCTGGAGCTTGGTCAAGCGAATCTTGAACGTTCGCCTCATAGAGGCCGTAGAACTCTTCAAGTGTCGCTGCATTCCCATCCACGTTGAATGCGTACCGAGTGCCGGTATCGCCGCCAAAGTAGGGAAGGTTGAGGAAGTTTCCGGTATCCCCACGCTCAACAAGTATTTCTGCCTGCTTAGGGAAGATTTCACGGCCCGCCTCACCGAGGAGCGCCGCAGCATTTTTAAGGTACGTCTGGAAATCTCGCGCAGGAACTGGGGTTCTAGTAAATAAGAAGACATGTGCTCCTCCGGATTTGCTTCTGAATACAACAAGAGGGAGCTTCAAGCTCCCTATTCTTTCGACGAGTCCTTTGTGGTCGATCGGGTACTGGTCAATATCGATGCAGCCCCATATGCAACTGTTATCAGCGCGAATAGGGATAATGCCAAGGGAAGGCTCAACGCCTTCCAGATGTTGGACCCAGAGGTCATCTGTTGGTGGCTTCCTAACCACCGTGGCCTGTCCGGCTTGTTTTCCATCTCCGCGCTCCGCTTTGATTTTGTACGTGCCATAGGCGATATCCAGACCGCTGAATATCTCCTTGAATTTTGTTATATCGGTCATCTTATATCTCTATCGGAAGGCGGGGGAGGGATTACCTCCCCCTTGAATCAGAACGGTGCGGCGGAAGCGCTACCTGTAGCGCCTTCGTGCTCATGCTTGACCTTGACTTCACCGGCACCAACTTGTGCGGCAAAAGCCTTGGCGGCTTGATACTGATTCATATCTTCGATAGGACCAACTTTTTCAATCTCCCAGCCGTACCACTTGCCCTTATCGTTCGATTCGGCCTGTGTAGTGAGGCGATATGTATGTGAATACATAGGAGGGGTGTATGGGCCACCCTTGCCCATCAACTTTGTAGACATCAACATGCTGTTCCACTTGCGGCTCTTTTTGAGCTGTGTGGACTTCATGCTAATGAGTGCAGGCTCTGGGACGCCGTTGTCATTGATCACCATCACATAGTGATTAGCGGTGTTTTCAATGTAGTTACCGTTGTCCAAGTAGTCCTTGTTGTCACCGGGCTCTTTGTGAGTGCGTGTCAGGATGTCTGACGTAGCGGGATAGATGTTCACGGGTGCTCCGCTTCCACCTGAACCGCGTGGTGCCCACTCAATGTACTGACGCACATAAGCCACGGGAACAACAGTGATTCCTTCCTTGCCGTCATAGAGTTCACCAGTGACGGTGTTCATAATGAAGCCGGGATTTGCGCCTTTAACTTCGCCCACTTCTGGGCTAGTGTTGGTCAAGAGTTTGAGAAATGGAAGCGCAAAGTCTTCCTGACCCATACTCTCGAAACCGCCATTAGCGTCTTGTTCAAAATCACTTACCAATGCCAATGCAGTGTTGGCTTCTTTTACTGCAACTTCGTTCTTAGCCATTTTTAGCTTCCTTTTATCATGCTGATTTGATGGTTGCTCTTTGGCCTACGTATACGCCAAACAGCTCGGAGGGGAACTCGCTTCCGCGTTCCACCTGTTCGCGAACCCAAGCTTTCAAGGTCTGGGGTTCGATCTTCTGCGCTTGCTCGACTGGATAGTTTTGCTCGCGCAGTTGATTCAGTAATGTGTCACATAGTCCGTCTTCGCCTCGGCCAAAACGAACAGACACAGTGTTCTTGATGATGTCGTCATACCCATGGTCTCGCAACCACTCGTATGCTTGAGCGCGGTTCTCTTCTGGAATGCTCGCGCTGTAGAAAGGCTTAACAGTAATCTTGCTACCGTCAGCCATTGTGAAGTCCGCCATACCTAGCTCTTGGAGCATTGCAGGAATGGTTTCTTCTAGTAGTTTGCGCAACTGGTTCTTGCGCTCGCTGATGGTGTCTTCTAGTTCCTTGAGGTCTGCTTCTAGTTCCTTGGCCCGTTTAGCCAAAGCACCAACCGAAGACAAGTCTTCGTTTTTAACAGTCAAAGCACCAGCGTCTTGCTCAAAAATATCAGTGATATTAGTCATCTCTTTCTCCATTCTCGGTGATGTCAATTTTAACAGGTAGGTACACCTTTTCACGGCGATCCCACTTTAACGCAGTAAAGCGGCCAGAGTTATAGAAAGCAGCTATCGAGCAGGCCAAGCCGATAGCTACAGGGTCTCCAGTCAGTAACAGGTAGTCCCCATCTTTGTAATCACGCAGTTTCCTGCGCAGGGTGCGAACCGTTGGCACAGTGCTGAATGCGATCTGGGTATTTGAAGGTAGTAGTACCTCCATCTCTCCAAACTTCATTGCAGCCGCAAGGTCATGGTTCGGCATCTCTTGAACGATATATACAGTTGTCACGTTTACGCTCTCCTTTCTTAAAACGTCCACATAGTGTACACTATGTTTTGGGGTTGTCAATACCCTTTTTCAAGAAAGAGAGAAAGAATGAGTTATTTTTTGCAGCACTACCCGTTTAAGAACCAGCCGTATCTCCATCAGGCCGCGTATTTACAGCGTTTCTGGGAGGACCCGGAGGTAGCTTTGTTTGCCGATATGGGCACAGGCAAGAGCTTCATGCTCATCAACAACACCGCCATGCTCTACGACAAGGGCAAGATCAACGCTATGCTAATCGTTGCACCCAAAGGTGTCTACCGCAACTGGTATACCTCTGAGGTGCCAAAGCATATGCCGGATCACATCACATACACCATGGCTGCATGGTCTCCTACGCCGAGAAAAGCAGAGAAAGCAGAGATGGACAAGATGCTAAATGCTGTGGAAACACTACGCATCTTGGTGATGAATATTGAGGCGTTCAGCACAGAAAAAGGCAGTGCATTTGCACGTACATTTTTACGTGTAACTAATGCGTTTATGGCGATTGATGAGTCCACCACAATCAAGACCCCAACATCTAAGCGCACCAAGAGTATTGTCAAAGTGGGCCGTGAGGCGAGATACAGGAGAATTGCTACTGGCTCCCCCGTCACTAAGTCCCCTCTAGACCTCTACAGCCAATGCGAATTCTTAGGTAATGGCAACCTCAATTACCACAGTTTTTATGCCTTCCAAGCACGCTATGCGGTCCTTGTTGAACGCAAGCTGGCCACGCATACATTCAAGCAGATTGTGGGCTATCGACACTTGGATGAGTTGCAGAAAAAGCTGGGTGACTTTTCTTACCGCGTGACCAAAGATGAATGCTTGGATTTGCCAGATAAAGTCTTTGTGCGTAGAGACATTGAACTCACTGTTGAACAGAAGAAATACTACGATCAAATGAAGCTCATGGCGTTGGCGCTGGTCGATGGAAATTTGATGTCTACTAACAATGCTTTGACCCAGATCATGCGGCTGCACCAGATATGCTGTGGCCACGTGAAGTACGACGATGGCAGGCAAGTAGATATCCCAAACAACAGGGTCAACGAGTTGTTGTCCACCATCGAAGAATGCAACGGCAAGATCATTATTTGGGCCAACTACAGGCGAGACATTGAGAACATCAAAGTAGCTCTGCAAAAGGAGTACGGCATGACCTCTGTGGCTACTTACTACGGCGATACAGAAGCCGAGGAGAGGCAAGAGATCGTGACCAAGTTCCAAGACATGGACAGCGAGTTGCGCTTCTTTGTAGGCAATCCCCGCACAGGCGGATACGGGTTGACTTTGACTGCTGCAAAGACAGTCATCTACTACAGCAATAGTTTTGACTTGGAGGTTCGCCTTCAATCAGAAGACAGGGCCCACAGGATTGGGCAAACAAGCAAGGTGACTTACATTGATTTCATCAGCCCTAACACGGTCGATGAACACATTGTCAAAGCGCTTAGAAACAAAATCAACATAGCCTCGCAAGTGCTGGGCGAAGACCTAAAGGACTGGATCAAATGATGCAATTAATTCCACTGCGCCCGCGCTACAAATACCCACGTCTACAGCGCATAGACGGCCCCAACGGTCGGACGTATACCTTGGAAGGGCAGCCTGCTGTCCCCAGTGTGACAACTATCTTATCTGGGACGAAAGACAAATCACACTTAGAGGCGTGGGCCGCGAGGATTGGGCAGGAGGAAGCGGACAGAATTAAAAATGATGCCGCTACTGTGGGCACGCACATGCATAACGTTGTAGAGAGACTGCTGATAAATAGGGATTTACCCGTACCCAGAACATGGCTCGCGGTCAAAGGTTATTGGATGGGTTACCGGCTGATTGAAGAATTCTTCCCACATGTGCAGGAAGTTTGGGGCGCAGAAATACCGTTGTACTACCCTGCCAAATACGCCGGAACTTCTGACTGTATTGGTGTATATAGGGGAAAACCCTCAATTGTTGATTTTAAACAAGCCAACAAGATGAAGGAACGCAAATGGATTGAGGACTACTTTGTCCAGTTGGCTGCCTATGCTTGCGCGCATGACATAGCGCACGGCACGACGATTGATCAGGGGGTGATCATGATGGTTGCCCAGAACGGGGAGACCCGAGAATTTATTACGTGTGGGCGGGAGTTTGATGGCTACAAAGATATGTGGATGCGCCGTGTTGATGAATACGCCAAAAAAAGTCCGAGCCTTGTGAGCCCGGACCTAAATGCCACCACGGAGGGAGACTCTCCAAACTGAGGTGATGGCAACTGCGATTAAGACAAAAACAAAGCGCGTTCGTCTTTGCGGCGGTTCTCTAGTCCTTTAAGGATTTTCCCGCCTGCTTTGCAATATTTCAAGAGCTCTTCTGCAGCGCCTTCCATATCCCCGCGAAGAACCTTCTGACGGAGGGTTGAGCGCTGTAGTGTTCCCAAACCAACATTGAAACTAAAAGATATGAGAGCATCGTACTGACCCTGAGTGAGGGGAACAGGACAGAACTGAACCACACCTCGCTCAAACCTAGCCAAATCTGCTTTAAGAATTCCATTGACTTCTTCCATGCTAAACGTGCGGTTGTCTGCGTCTTTAAGGGCAAACCCGTCGCGGTCTTCTATCTTCATCTTGCCTTGCTCTGGGTACAAGACATGCCCCACCCCCACCGTCCACAGCTTGGCTGGGCAACGGTAAGGCTTCTGACGCACCCCTTCATGGTGCTTAATCATCTTGAGGGCTTTATCTGACAAGTTCATTTCTTGCCAAATGCTTGTGTGCCAAACCAAAAAGACACCACAGATGCCCAAATGATTTGTGTCTCGTTGTCCCACAGCAGGTCTAGAGCGACTTCAAATGGAACTTCCTTGTGATGGGCAACCCAGAAGCCGAAGATTTCCACGAAGCCAAACAG